CTAACTGGCTTCGACGGTCTTGGCCTTGCGGGCTCCGGTGTTCTTCGGAGGCAGAAGCTCGGAGCGGGGGCGGCTGAGCGCCCAGTCCACGATTTCCGAGTAGAGGTAACCGACGCGCCGGCCGGACAACTCGCGGGGGGCGGGGAATTCTCCCTTGGTGACCATGCTTTGAATGGTCGATTCAGCGAGGGTGGTGATGGACGCCGCCGTGGGCAGGTCGACGTACACAGGCTCAATTCGAAGCTCCATGTTTCGTTTCTCCAACAGAGAACGGCGGCCGCTTTTCAGCGGACGCCGTTCAGGTGGTCAGTAGATTGGGGTGAGCGGTTAGCGGTAGCCGCCGGGACGCCTAGTGCGATGCGGGGACAGCACCAGGCCAGCGACGGCGCCGACAGCGATGGCCGCCGGCAGGGCGAATAGGTAAAGGGCGCTCATGCTTGTCCTTTGTTGGTCTGGGGATGTACCGGGCACGGATGGCGCAGGGAGCCGTCACCGCTAGGGCAGGTGCAGGGGGCGGCGGCCTGGTCTTGCTCGGCCTTCCACTGCCGGTAGCGTGCCAAGCTGCCCTTGGCGGTCGCTGCCGGGGGCGTGACGCCCTGGTGCTGATCCAACCAGACCTGCACCTCACCGCCTAACCACATCTTGCGCAGGTGCGAGGGGAAGAGGACGCGCGCAGGCTCGGCGCTGGGCTGGGGCGCGGCACTGACCGATTGCCCCATATCGCGCGCCATGTCATCGGCCATCGCTTGATAGTCGGTGCTGTCCCATATCGCGCCGATCCCCCCGCATTCGCTGCAACCTTGGCCAAGGTGGGACCGCAGGACCGCGCTGTAGGGGCCAGTGTCACGCCCCTCATTCAGTTCATGGCATCCGGTGCAGGACCGCCAGAACCCGTCTCCTTCATTGATCGTCTCGGGCACGCCCCGCAGTTCCAGAGCGACCGCCTCCCCGGCTACAGGGGCGCTTGCCAGGGCGGCGCGGGTATACCCGTCCACGCCGTGAGTGCCGATGATGGCGAGCATGTGCCGGCCTTTAGGCAGCGTAGCCAATTGCTCGTCGGTCAGGTCGGTGCCCACGTCCACATAGCCTCCCGCGCCCAGGTCGAGATACGCCACGGCTTGCTGCTCATCGGCTACAGGGGCGCGCAGCTTGGACAGCGCCGCTATGACGGTCTGGATATAGTCATACCGGGCTTTGACTTCGTCTTCGCCAGTCCAGTCCCCAATCGGCCTGGTGTGGCAGTCGCTCAGGGCGGCGGCCTCTTCGGTCAGGATGACGATGGCCTCGTCGATCGGGTGCTGCAGTGCCGCCTGGGCGGCGTTGTTCGGGTTGGTCATGCTGACTCCAAGATGGAATTCACTCGATCGATGCGTTCGCCGATCCAGCGAGCGTTAGTGGTGCACCAGCTATTGCCCAGCGCCTTGTAGCGTGGGCCGTCCGGGCAGTCCTCGGGCGGCTTGCCGCGCCAGGCGACGCGGGTGTATCCGCGGGGGTAGGCTTGCAGGGCCTCGCATTCCTCGGGAGTGAGGCGGCGTACTTGCATTCCCAAGAGGGCGCCGTTGTGGCGGCGGGGGCCGTTGTTGCTGTCGAGGGTGGCATGCACGTCGTCAATACGTACCCCGCTTTGGCTTGACTGGAACGCCACCGCCTGTTGGTGGCGGCCGTTGGCTTGGTCGCCAGCGTGAGTCATCGCAACATAGGTCTGTTGTTTGGCGCCGGGTTCCGCGGCGAGGGCCCCTGCCACATTCATGAGTCGCACTTCGTCGCGTTGGTTCTGGGCAAAGCCTATGGGTACTAGCGGTGTACCCCGGCCGGTGCCGTCCTCGCTCGCGTCGAAACCCTCGCCACGTAGACTGTGCGTAATGTAGGTGTCCTGATCGGCCGCGTGCGAGCTGTTGTGTTTGCCCAGCAACGTGTGCGCGATCAGAGTTTCCGATTCTGCGTCGTAACGCTGGCCGCCGCTGGAGCCGCGCACCAGGCACTTTGCGACTAAGCCGCCGTCGCAGTCGAAGTCGGTTCCGAGTCCGCCACCGCCTTGAGCGCGAGCGCTAAGGGTCGGGGCAACTCTTTTCCTCGCTTGGCGGCTCGGCGCAGGATCCCCCGACAAGCCGTGGCGCTCAAAAAGAACCGCTGCGGCAGCTCGCCAGTTTCCAAGACATCCGACAACGAACACACGACGGCGTCGCTGGGGTACTCCAAAGAACTGAGCGTCAAGAACTCGGTAGGCGAACCCATACCCGAGTTGGCCCAGCATCCCGAGGAAGGCGCCAAAATCCCGCCCTTTGTTGCTCGACAAGACGCCGGGGACGTTCTCCCATACCAGCCACTTGGGGCGGTACTTTGCAGCAATGGCACCAAAGGTGAGCATGAGGTTGCCACGCGGGTCATCCAGTCCTTTTCTGAGTCCTGCGACGCTGAAAGACTGGCAGGGGGTTCCTCCGCAAAGAAGGTCAATTGGGACATCGGGCCATTCCTTGTATTTGGTCATGTCGCCCCAGTTGGGCGTGTCGGGGTAATGGTGGGCAAGGACGGCGCAGGGGAAAGGCTCGATTTCACTGAAGGCGACGGCCTTCCATCCGAGCGGGTTCCACGCGACACTGGCCGCCTCGATGCCGCTGCATACACTTAAAAAGCGCACGTTTTGCTCTCGCGATTGGCGTTGGAAGATAACTGAGGGTCGGCTACGATCCGACTAGGTGAAAATCAGGGGAATTCAGTGGAAAGAGCAGAGAGAGATGAGTTGTCATGTGCGACAGCGCTCGGCGTTACGGCGATGTTGATTTTGGTCGGAGTGTTTCTTTGGCAGACGCCCGACCTCACAGGAAAGTCGGGGGAGTGGGCTGCGTGGGTGCAAGCCTTTGGATCAATTGGGGCGATCCTAGGCGCAATTTGGATTGCCCACGAGCAGCACCGAAGGACGTTGAGCAGAGAGCTGCTCCGGGAGCGTGCAGAGACGGCCGCGTTGGTTCGGAGCCTTCAGGCAGAACTCGACGTTGCACAGGAGAATTTGGAACGAGAGTATGGAGACGATCTGGAGAATAGAGACCGTCTATTCCCCGGAGATTTGGCTGTTGCAGACGTGCCATTCCAGATCTACTCGGCCAACAGTGCCATGATCGGGAAGATTCCGAATGATGAGATTAGGAAGCTCTTTGTGCGCACCTATGGGCTGGCGCAGAGCCTTCTGCTGTCATTCGAGAAAAATAACAAGATTGACGCCCATTTGACCGCGCTGGCCTTGCATCCAAAGGCCCAGAACGTTGAATCAGGCTTTTTTGAGGGGCGTCTAGATGCTGGGCAGGCTGCAGTGGAGTACGGCAACCAAATTCGAGACCTCTATCAAACGCTGATTGAGTCGAAGAAGGAACTCTTCAGATTGATTGAGACCGCGCGGCAGAGTGGCGAAATCGACCGTTAGCTCCTGCCTGGGGGCGAGGCCGTCCGGGGCTTTTGGCCGAAAGCTCAAGCCAATTCGGTGTCGCTGTCGGCAACATTCTGACCAAGCACCCAGCGAAGGGCGGAAGCATATTCGCCTTCGGCATCCGCAAGAGCCCTTTGGATCTGTGCGCGGGATTTCAATCTTGGGGCAGCTCCCATCACCATGGCCTGTTTGCGGCTGCGCTCGTGGGGCTTGACGCCGTTTCCTGCCTCCACCAGTTCAGCGGCCTTGGCGCGTTGCTCGTCTGGCGTGAGTTTCGCGAGGGCCTTGGCGTGCGTCAGCGTGATCTGCCCGGCTTCGACGGCGTTCTGTACGGCCTTGGGGCTATCCAGTAGGGCCAGTGTGTCGCGAACAGTGGTCACCGTGCAGTTGTAGATGACGGCAATCTGGTCTTCACCTTTGCCCAGTGCCAGGTGCCGGCGCATTTTCTCGGCGCGGCCGAGCGGACTGTCGGCCGTGCGGGCCTCGTTCTCGCTGGCGATGGCGTCCAGAGCCGATTGCCGCTTGCCGGCGTACACAATAGCCGGAATCTGTCGCTCGGGCTCGCCGCGGTGGCGCCGCCATTCGTTGGCGAGTCGGGCCGCCTTGACGCGCTGGCGCCCGAATACCACCTCGGTTTGGCCGGTCTCGGGGTTCTTGGAGACTGCGATGGGTTCCAGCACGCCCTGGTAGTCGATATTGCGTGCCAGCGCTTCGTCCACTGGCAGATGGACACGCGCGTCGTAAAGCGGACTGTTTTCCTCGGTGACGAGGGTCAGCTTGGCTGGGTCGAAGTTGAGCAGGTTGCTTTGACCTTCTGCGCCATAAACATCTTTCGATTTTTTTGCCATGGTCTGTTCAGATTGAAGTGAGTGGACAAAAGTGGGGGGCTGGCCGGCCTGGCGGGGCGGCTGACACCTTGAGAAGGTTGGGATACGATTCGCGGCAACCAATTGCCGGGAGAAAGTGATGAAAAAGGGCGCCATATTCCAATTGAAGGTTATGGGCGTGATCGCAGCGCTTCCCCTGCTGCTCGTGTTCTTCTGGAAATTCCCAGACGGTTCTTCTGAATGGGCCTCTTGGGTACAGGCATTTGGCTCCATTGGGGCCATCATTGGCGCTATCGCAATTGCTACGTACCAAGCCGAAGCAAACCGGCAGCAACTTGAATCGATGGCCGAGACAGCCGCGATGCAGCGAGTGGTCCAACTGAAGGCGATTCGGGGTCTATTACACGAATGGCAAAATGCGCTGACTTCAACGTCCGTCACGTTCCAGACGACCGGTGCACAAAGCTTGGAGCCTATAGTTCAATACGCCGCGGCGAGGATCAGGCCTGTACAAACCGCATTTAGAGCGCTTCAAAAAATTCCATTTCACGAAGTTCCGCAGATATACATTGGCACGGAGGGGCTGAACTTGGTGATTCAATTCGAGCATGTTTTGTCGAACCTGGAGGATCTAGTAGGACTGGACGTGAGTGCTTCTGACGCGGTGATTCGCGCCAATGAATGCATCAATAACATCCACACGTTTACCGGCAGGTCGGTTAAGACCCTGGAGAAGATCGGCGATGTTGTGGAAAGGTACGATGGGAAGGTATCGCCACGGATCCACGCGTTTGACCTCTAGCGGCGAGTGTGCAGTTTGCTTGCAGCTCACCCCGGCGAGATCTCTTCTTTATGCAAGCAGGCTCAGCAGCCAACTGAGTATCTGGCGTCCACAAAGCACGAACACCGCCAGCGCGGTACCGGCCAGCCAACCGACCCAGGGCGGGATATCAGCGTCCTCGCTCCAGTTGCCTATGCCGGCGTGGTCACGCGGTGCGATGAGGTCGCCCAGCTTGCGGGCCGCCTTGGCGGCGATGTGCAGGGGGCGGATGCGTACCGGTGGTGCGCTTGCGCTGATGGTGTTCATGTTGGGTTCCAGGGATCTGCCGCAGCATGGTGACGGGCAAGATAATCACCAAGAGGGGCCAGCACCAAACACGCGATAGCGCAGAGGGCCAGCCCCCAACTGAGAGTGGAGACGGATGAGGGCATGCTGACTGGACAAAGAGGTTGGGCTACGATGCGCCCCAATACGGACAGGGAGGGGCGAGGATGAGTTTGCGACGGCTCAAGTGGTATGAAGCAATCGGCCTATTGCTGTTGGGCGCGCTAGTCGGTGCGACATGTGTCGCGCACGTCCTTAACTGGCCGGCATGGCTGGCCAGCGTATCTGGGCAGACCTGGGCGGCTTGGTTACAGGCTTTCGGTGCCGTCGCGGCGATCTGGGCCGGCTTTGCGCTGGCGAGGCGACAGTACGCGGTTGGTCTTCGCCTGCAGCGATCACAGGAGCGGCGTGAGGAGGCCAGGCGTGATCAGGCTGACAGGCAGGAGGTTTCTCGAATTCTGATGGCGATTGAAGACGAGATAGACATACGCGTTGAACAGTTTTTACGTGTGATTGGAGATGAGTTGGACGAATGCGAGCGTCGAGGAAAGGGGCTTTTTGCCGTCTATAACCTCATGCCCTCTGAGCCTTTCCCCGTCTACCGAAGCTTGGTTGCCCGCCTTCCACTGGTACGCAACCAAGACCTCCGGCAGCGGATTGTTCGCACTTACGCTCAAATGGAAGGACTTGTATTGACGGTCCAGACCAATTCTGAGTTAGCGAGAACGTACCTGGACGCCGCGGCTAAAGTAAGTGCGGGTGCGTTTATCGACCGAAGGGAGAGCTTAGCGATTGCGGAGGCTAAGCTTCGCGACTATTTCTCCACTCTTGTGGAGACGCGGAAGGAGGTTATCGCTCAGGCAACTGCCCTTGTTCACTCTATCCGGATGTCCGACGAAAGAGGTGGGGCGCGCCTACCCCACGCCGCCTCGATAGATAGAGGCTAGCGGTTCTAGCCGTGGCATATCACTCGCTGATGCTGCTACCGAAATTGAAAACGTCGATCAGTTCTTCTATGAGGCGTACGAGTGCTTCGAGCATTGCGATGCTCCTTAAATGGAGGTTGCGAAATGATGTTACAGAGGTGGCGGCGCGTAGTGCTTGTGTGGCCACCGAGTAGTGCGTGACGATTTTGTAAAGCACTTCAGAAGCAGTAAAGGAGCGCAGGGCGAGGAGGTCGCTACGGCTGCAACGCGTTATAGTGTTGTGACGAAAGGTTGCTGGGGCTATTCAAAAACTGAACTCTGCTCTGATCGTTTTGTGATCGCGCTTCGATTGTTAAGCGCTCTGCGTCCATCAATAGGCCCTCGCACGGAACCTGGCGGGGTTGCTTCACAACCAACGCAATTAACAAGTATGTCGAACTCCGCTCCACTTGCCACTCTACTTAAAAACCGAGGTTCCCTTCTGCAGATCCTGGTCGCTGCAGTCCTTCTGGCGCTTGGGATAAATTTACTTTCGTCAGCGCTTGCGGAGGTGCTGACGAGCAAGTGGGCGCTGTGGACGGTTTCGGTGGCACTTGTGGGACTCAGCGCGTTTATCGTCGGGCGACAAACGATCCCATCACGGCATGTGCATCGGAAAATGGATGGTCTCTTCGTCATACGCGCCGCCTCAAGTGAGCTTGTCGCGATTCCTCGTTATGACTACGCCGAGCAACTACGATCCTACGTTAGGGGCCTCTTTGCAGAAAATTCGGCACCAAAGCGCTTATGGGACTCGGATCCTCTGGATAAATCGTTTGAGTTCGACGCCAAATTAGGAGCGGCCAAATTTAGGCAGACCGAGGCAGGCCAACTTATCGTCGAGGCGACCGAGTACTACGTTCTGGAAACTCTTTCGACGCACCTCACTGATTACTTTGGTCAATCAGGCATCTCCTCCGAGCACATCCAGGAACTGTCGCGTGATGATATTCCGGATATCGTTTTGAAGAATCGATTTTTGGATACCTTCTCTCGGCCGATGCGAGACAGGGCGGCCTTCGTAGACGAGAACTTCGATGGGTCAAACGTTAATGGTGTAGTTGCCGCGTTTGGTGTCAATGGCACCCGATACTCAAGTTTCGACTTGGCGTTGCCGGTGGGGGCTACTGGGAAGCGCCTATCGCCAAGCTCCATTTTGATTGAAACTCCCAAGTTCAAGCTTGAGATTTCTATCGAATTTCGCGGCTTCAGCGCAAACCTGCCGTACAAATTTGCGGAGTTGTACCTGGCAGAACTCTCGTTTTCTGATATCAAGAGCTACGAGATCAGTTTGTCTGCGAGCATAGAATTCAGCCGACTGTCGCTTCTCTCGCGCTCGGGCTGGGACTACCACGCCTGGTTGGACTCGTTCTTGGAAAAACTTGAAAAGGGTTTTTCTATTGAAGGCTTCTTGGCGGCCATAAATTGGGAAACAGCGGCCACGGTCGCTCGTACGGTGCAACACGAGTTGCATTCGAAGAACTTTCAAGTTCCTCCTGCGCGTAGCGTTGTCATCGACGATTGACTGTGAACGTGCAAGAGAAGGCTTGAAATTTGACAGGTTGACGGAGGGTGCCCAGTTAGCGAAGAGGCCGGGGTTATCGTCGCCACGCCCGGCTGGGCGTTGCCTGGCTGAACTTCGCGCCAAGCACACAGGGGCCAGGCTGTAAGCCTGGGTGATCCTGTTTCGCCCGTCCTCCCTCTCGGGGGCGGGCGGCCTCGGTTGTTAAAGAGCGGTGCTGCGTTGTTGAGTGAACTATACATTTTAGAAATCTCCGATGTCAAGTGTGCTAAACATCGAGCGTGCGTTTTTGTTGAGTGTGCTTTGCACACGTAAAAAAACCGCCCTATAGGCGGCTTCCGACTTGAGCTGCGACGTCAGCCGCGGCGGTAGTAGCGGCGGTGTTCCATCATCGTGCCAATGATGATCAACGGTTCCTGTCTGCTGTAGAGGGTAGGGAAGTCTTCGTTCAGAGGCACGAGTTCAAAAATGTCGTTCCCGCGCTCGTCGACGCCCCGTGGGCGGTACTTCTTGAAAGTCGCTTCATAGCCCCCGTTCCGTGCGACAACGAAGTCTCCAGGCTGAGGGAAGACTTCCTGGTCCACGATGATCCGGTCGCCTGGCTTGAATTCCGGAGACATCGAAAGTCCCGTAATTTCGAGTGCGAACGCATGGTCCGACAAATCCATGTCGGTGAGCAGGTATTCCAAAGCCTCTCCGGAGAAGGCGGCGCCTATCTCGGTGAGTTCGCCAGCCTGAACATAATTGATCAACGGCACACGCCGAGACCCGACCGCAGCGGGCGCCACGTTCTTATCGAAGGTGGGAGACAACGGCTGTGAGTCGGGCGACTTGGGGCCTTTGCCGCTGCTGAGCCAAATTGGGTTCACGTCAAGAACCTGGGCCGCCGCGATCAAGTTCTCACCGGCCAATTCCTTTGTCACCCCGTTGAACCAGAACGAAACCGCGCCGCGCGTCAGCTTGAGCCGGCGTGCTAATTCCGATTGGGAGATGCGGGCGTCTGCGGCGGCTTGCCGGATTCGTTCTTGCAATGTGCTCATGTTTAGCAGATTAATCGCTTGAGCGTTTAGTTAACTTGCCATATCATGTGTATAGTCAACTAACCATCAGGCGGTCATTGCCCTATGACTAAACAAGAGGCAATCGAAATGTTCGGAACAGGAGCGGCCCTCGCGAGAGCGTTGGGAATTACGCGTGGTGCCATTTCCTTGTGGCCTTCAGTCCTGGACCAAGCCCGAATTGACCGTGTTCGGGGCGCGGCAATGCGTTTAGGCAAAAGCCTGCCGGGGGATCAAACGAAACGCCAGGAGGAGGGCGCCCATGCATAGCTCCGCCCAGCAAAGCCGCCTAGCTATCAACGTCGAGTCCGTTGTTTGGATGGGCGGGAAGGGGATTGTCATTGAGGGCGCTTCCCTTCCTCTCGGGACTGACACGTTTTGGATGGAGCTCGGCGCGGGCCTGGGCTATCTCGAATTCAAGGCAGTGGAAGGTTGTCGAGCCACTTTCCAAGCCAAGAAATCGCATCCGGCGACTTATCGAGTCCCAGGTCTACTAGTTTCATTACGACATGTTTTGTGGCGTCGGCAGGCAGCGATCGAAGCCGAGCGAGGAATCGTTGCTTATCGGGAGGCGGCAGGTCGCTTGCCAGGATCTTCGCCTCGATCAGGGCTTTGATGGTGTCGTCATGAAGCTTGATCGTCACCACGCCCAGGATCGCCGAGAGTCCACCGTCGTCCGCCAGGAAGTCAATGGCGCGGGAGGTTGCTCGAACGCTCACCGCTTCCCGTGGCCATTCCTGATATTGCGGCCCCTCGACCTCAAGAAGCCCGTGTCCTTCCAGGTATCGGATTTCCGGATAGGCGTCTTTGGCGGAATGGCCGCCGATTCCATCCTTGCAGATGAACCAGCCAGGGTGCGCCGCCACGGCGGCTGCAAGGATGTCGTGTTCCCGGTCTCGCCTGTACTTATCCATTTTCGAACCTTGTTGTTATTGGGACGCGTCACCGCGGGATTCGTTTGTGTCGCCCGCAGCCTAGAAAGGCTTGTCTTCCGTCTTGGTGGAGGGCCTGTCGATAGACAACGACATCTTGGTGGTGGTGGAGAACGCGACGCCATTCCCAAAGTTCATTTCGTGAATCCGGACGTCAACTTCAGCACCGCAGAGCTCCGACAGGGCCTTTGCGATGGTGGCTTGAATCTCTTCAGTCGAGTGTCTTTTTAGAGGGAAATCAAACATGGAAGGCTTTCCTTTTCAAAGTGAGCAGCCTGTTCTCTTGCTTCTCAGTTGCGCCGAAATCTTTGGCCGCCCGCCGATGAGCGAACGTGCGGTCAAAGTCTATTTCCACGCGGTGGGTGTGGGCGATGTTGGTCGTTTGGTGACCACGTTGCATCAGGCTATCCGCCATGGCGACCGCTTCCCGACTCCGCACGACCTGCGAGTGGCGATGGGGATTGACCCTATAGGTCCGGCCTTCCCGGTGGGCGAGATGAACCATGTATAGGCCGATTTATGTCAATGCGTCTGACCTGGGGGCGCTGGAGTCGCGCTCGTTTCGAGGGTGCGAAGTGCCGACTGCATTTGCTCTATCAGGTCTCGAAGCTGCGCAGGCGTTAACGCGTAGTGCCGACCAGGGTTGGCCTCTTCTGGGCGTTGCATGGGATTCGTCAGGAAATCGAACTTGATTACCGCCAACCCAAGTTGTGGGACGGGCCCAGCCGTCCAATTTGCGACAGGGAAAAGCGGAATGTTTTCAGCCATGGTCAGCCTCCTCCAACAGGGGCGAGTGAATTGCGTGAGAGCGACCATTCTAAGGGGCTGACCGCCCATTTTCAGGAGAAAGCGCATGTATAGCGCGACGACGCCGGCCCAGCCGACACCGCAGCCGGGATTGCCGGCCAAGCAAAGCGACAAGGTCCAGATTGGGCCGCTGGACGTTTGAAGTCTGTTCTTCATGTCGCACATCGTAGGGCAGGGGGCTTTACCCCGGAACCCTGATCGCACCTGGATTTCAAGGTAAGACCTGATGACCCATCGTTATACCCAGATTGACCCGCATGACGCGCTGTACATCAGCGTACAGAAGACACCCGGGGGCGTGGAAGAGTTGGCGGCGTTCATGACCAACCGCCGCGGCGTCTCGATGCACGCGGAGACGCTGCGTCAGAAGCTGCGCAAGGTGAAGGGGCAATCCATGTCCCTGGACCTGTTCGAGCTTGCCACCGAATGGATGCTGGAGAAGCAGGGCGGGGCGGACTACGCACGGGATTGGCTTCTGGCCCTGGCGCTGCGTCACGGCGTGGCCGCCAACATCCTGCCGCCGGCGCCGCATCACGCGAACGAGGTGGACGCCGCCCGCCAGAAGGTCATGGAGATGTCGCATCTCAATGGCGAGTTGTCGGCCGTGGCGATCGAGGCGTTGGCCGATGGCGCCATCTGCGCCGCTGACGCCTCGGCCATCGTGACCGAATGCCGCAAGATCGTGGAGAAGGCGCAGCGCCTGATGCGCAACGTCCAGCGGGCGGCAGACGACAAGGCGAGGGCGGGATGCTGACGCGTGGAGATTCGGGACGCCCGGTGCGCGCAGTACGCGCGCCTGCGGCTGGCAAGGGGGCGGCGCTGTCTCGGCTGGCAGCCATGTGGTGCCAGAGCGAACCATTCCAGGACTGGGTGGAAACTCGCATCGGCGCCGCCCCTCTGGGCGTGAGCCGTGAGCAGCATGCTGCGCAATACGTGCGCGACATGTGCGGCGTCACCAGCCGCTCCCAGCTGGACCACCACGCCCTGGCCGCCGACATGTTCCACGCAGTCATTCGCAAGCCGTTCCGTCGTTGGAGTGGTCTCGATGCGTAGCTGCCTGCATATGTTCAAGGGCTACCGCGTGCCTCCAGCCACTGTCGAGGCGGTGCGGCAGGCCATCATCGACACGCGACGCCAGGTCGACGTGGTCGCGTTGCGTGCCATGGTGGTGCCGGCGCTGGTGGCGGTAAGCCCGTGGCTGCGCGTCTCGCGTGAAGAGGCGGCTGTGGCCGCGGTGGAATCGTTCCTGTTCGACGCTGTACGCGCCGGCCTGGTGAAACGCCATTCGAACGCCTGGACGTTTCCGCACTGGTGGCGCGTAAGGAAGCCGGAGGCGGCGGAATGTCGTTGAGCCGCAAGACGCCATTGCAGCAGAAGACGCCTATGAAGCGTGGTGCGCCCATGCGTAGGGGTTCGGCCTTGAAGTCGAGCGGAAAGCGCATGCCCGCCCGTCGCAGCACGCCGCGTGCCACCAAGACCATGTATCGCAACCGGGCCCTGCTGGATCTGGCACGCGGCAAACCTTGCCTGCTCCAGATCCCGGACGTTTGCATCGGCGGCACGGAGACGACCGTGGCTTGCCATTCGAACCAGGCGCGGCACGGCAAGGCCGGATGGCTGAAGGCGCACGACTGGGCTGCAGCCTGGGGTTGCATCGCCTGCCACGCCTATATCGACCAGAACACTACTGGCGCGTCCTACGACGAGAAGGTGGCCTTGTGGGAAGCGGGATTCAAGCGGACGCGCCTGTCGCTAATCGTGCTTGGCCTGTGGCCCATCGAGGCCGAGATTGGGTATCAAATTTTGTATGGAGAGTCGCCATGAGCGTGAAAGTCATGGGGATGGTGTTCGACCGGTATCCGAACGGTGGCGGGGAAATGATCCTTGCGCTTGCGCTCGCGGACCATTCCAGCGACGACGGGACTGGGATCTACCCCTCGATCGCGTCCCTGGCTGAGAAGACGCGTCAGTCGGTGCGGGCGGTGCAATACCAGCTGCGCGGCATGGAGAAGGCCGGCTGGCTGATCCTGGTCAACGCGGGCAATGGGGGGCGCAATATGCGCCGTGAGTACCGCATTTCCGAGGCTTGGATAAAGGGTGCAGATTTTGCATCCCTCAAATCGGCCGCGCCCAACCAAGAAAACGGTGCAGATTTTGCACCCGTCGAAGAAGCCGAAAAGGGTGCAAACCACGACACAAAGGGTGCAACTGACGACCTAAAGGGTGCAAACGGCGACACGAAAGGGTGCAACGGGTTGCACCCGCATATAACCGTCAATGAACCGTCAGAACCATCAAGAACCGTCAAAGGCGCGCGCAAGCGCCCGCCGGGGTTTGATCCGATGAGCCTGGAGTTGCCGGACTGGCTCGATGCGGAATTGTGGGGGCGCTGGGTGCGTCACCGGGTACAGATCCGCAAGCCATTGACGGAAGAGGCCGCCAAGCAGCAGGTGGTCGACCTGGCCGCCTTCCGCCAGCAAGGACACTCGCCTGAGAGCGTCATTGCGCACGCCATCGGGAAAAGCTGGCAAGGGCTGTTTGCGCCGAATGGCGTCGTGGTTGGGGCTTCATCCCGGCCAGGCAAGTTCAACCCCACCGCACACGTAAACCGCAATCGCACCTCAGGAGCAAACGGCTATGACGACGGTCGCACAATCGACGGCTAACCGATCCATGTGGGCCGTGCCCATGGCGAAGCTGGACGGAATCTCGCTCATCGACCACCTGTGGAACCGGCTTTCGGGCACCTATGGCGGGCGCTGGCTGAAGGACTTCCCGGACATGCAGAGCATCGAGAACTGGAAAGAGGCGTGGGCGGAAGCGTTCGATGAAGAGCGGTTGACGCCGCAGGACGTGGCCGAAGGGCTGCGGACCTGCCGCCGCATGTCGCCCGACTGGCCGCCAAGCGTTGGGGAGTTCATCAGGGCGTGCCGGCCGGACCTGGAGCCCGAGGTGGCTTTCCACAAGGCGGCAGCGGGGATGGTCGCACGCCACAACGGCGAACAGGGCCATTGGCCGCACCCGGCGATTTTCTGGGCGGCGGTGGAAGTGGGGGCGCACGACATGCAGCATTGCTCATACGCCACGATGAAGGCGCGGTGGGATCGAACGTTGAATGAGGTTCTGGCCCGTGGGGAGTGGAAGCCGGTCCCGGCCATTGCCAAGGCTTTGCCTGCCCCGCCCGTGACGGCTGCAAGCCGCGCCCAGGCAGAAGAACAGATGCGCAAGATCGGCGCAACGGGGATCATGGACCAAAGCGGGCGGGATCCGTTGCGCGGTTGGAAGCGCATCATCGCCGAGACGCAGAACCCGAAGGGCCGGCGCTACTCCCCGGGCGTCGTGGCGATGGCTCATAACGCGCTGCGGCTGGGCACGGACCTGGGGGCGCAAGCATGAGTCGCTGGCCGCGGTATCAGCTGACGGCGAACAAGACCGGCACCAAGATCAAGCCTGCCATCAGCGAGGACATCATCCAGGCCCAGGTCATCACATGGGCGAAGCGCCAGGCAACGGTTTATCCGGAGTTAGCGCGCCTGTTCCACGTTCCCAACGGAGGGCAGCGCCACGCGGCGGTCGCTGCGAAGCTGCAGGGGCAGGGCGTCAAACCCGGAGTGCCGGACTTGTGCCTACCGGTGCCGCGCTTTGGCTGCCATGGACTGTGGATCGAGATGAAAACTCAGAAAGGCCGAGTAAGCCCACACCAGAAGGACTGGATTGCGTTTCTTCGCTGCGCCGGCTACCGCGTCGAGGTTTGCCGCAGCTTTGACGAGGCGCGCGATGTGTTGCTGAGCTACCTGAACCCGAAAGTACCTTATTCCCCGGAGATTTACTGATGACTGCCCTGACTCTCTCTCGCTTGCCCTCTACTCCGGTGGTCGAGGTCAAGCCCAGCCGGCTGTTCGCAAGCGCGCATGCCGCCTTGACCTTTGCCTTCAACCATTCGGATCAGGTCTACGACAAGCCCATGATGGCCCGTATGGCACAGGCCCCGACGAATGGGGGCAAGGGCCTTGGCGGGACCGATGGCGCAGGCCAGGCCGCCTTTGTGTTCCGAACGCTGGAACCGATGCCTGCCTTGTACCGTGCGATTCTTGTTGCGCGCTTTGCGCCTCGCACGGATAGATGCAAGTGCTGCCAGGGAACCGTAGACCGTCACGATTGGTTGGCCGCGATCCGCCAGATATCGGACGCGGCTGCTTGTGATGCGTTGTCGGCGCATCCTACGCCCCGTGTCCTGCGCGACGCCATCGTGGCCCGATACTTCGGCAAGGACGTGAAGCTGTCGGACGCAGCGGACCGTGCGGGCGTGAGTGCTGCCACTGCCACCAACCACAACGGCAAGATCAAGTTGTGGCTTTATGGCACCCGTACCACCAAGCAGAAGGACGGCGGGCGCGGTGACGGCAAAAAGGGCCTTGAAGCGCTCGCCATGGAATATGCCTCGGACTTGCTGACTGCCAAAGGCTTATGCGACTGACCGCCTTGTCAGATTGAATTGTCTCTGCTAAAGTTCGCCCTGTTTAGTCACTTTGAATAAGTGCGTCCTTAATAGGCTCGTCTAGCGAAAGCTGGCGGGCTTTTTTGCTTTTTCGACTTGTTCGGTGCTTTAGATTTTGCCCTTTTGGGGGCGTCCATTCATCTGCGACCGCCTGGATACGCTATTCGTGGTCCATTTGCTCCGAGAAGCAGGTGAGGCATATGTTGTGTTGCGCCTCAATGACATTGCCCTTGCATTCTGGCTCAACACACTGGGTTCGATGAACAGTAGACGGCTGACCACAGGTAAAGCAGGTGACCAAGGTAGAATCGGGCGCGTTCGGAGCCAATTGCGCAGTTTCCGGACGGATTTCGGCATCTGGATAGTCGCTCGCACAGTGATAACAAATGTAGGCGCGCGCCTTTCGATTCCACCCTAAGTACTTTTCCTTTTCGCCTGTATTTAGCTGGCGCACCAGGATTTCCGATTCCCTCGCCAATGACGTTATTAGATGATCGCTACCGAATGCGATCACGGCTGCGTCGGCATCAAGATAGGCTCGGCGCAATTCAAACCACTTTTGAGGAGCGACCAGTTCATGGACGACCTCAAGAATGACCTTCCACAATCCGACGGCATCGTGTGCTTTCGACGATCCAATGGAATGGATGAATGCATTTCGGGCTTTCCGGTGCATCTCGATCATCGTGGCGAAGGGCTCGGGAAGAGGGGTTGAACAAACGGTGTTGAATAGCTTCACCAAATCTGCCGAGTCCACCGTACGGAACTCAGAAAAATCTGCCGTCCAGTCAGGGCGGCGTGTTGGCCAGTCTCTAATGTTTCGGTCCAATAACAGATATGGGCTTACTGCAGCGATATGGCCTTTCAGCAATAGCTCTATTCCTTGATGGATTAACGCGTGGGCGTTTCCCAAGGACTGCTGCGAGGCTGCCCAAAAATTCGTGGCTGCCGATCCGTCGTCGTCCCAGGATGTCATGTCCGCCAGCGCAATTAAGTCCAAGAGGGAATGCACTGCTTCCCATGCGAGATTCAGTCGCGCTATGCCTGCGCTCTCGTAGTCGGGCTTGTTCGGGACATTTGTAATCATGATTTGCAGGCATTCGATGTGACCGGGAAATTCTACGATAGCAAAGGGAGATAGGATGGGGCGCAAAACGTCTTTTCCTTGTAGGCATCGTGGCTGTCCTGAGCTGGTTCGCTCGCCCGGCTATTGCGCTAAGCACGCGAGCGAGGTGGTTGGGTGGAGACCAGACCGAGAACGCGGAAGCCGGCATCAACGAGGTTATGGCACGGCCTGGAGCCGTTTGAGAGATCTGATCCTTAAGCGGGATCGTTACCTGTGTCAGTGCGAAGAATGCAAGCGCACTGGCCGCGTGCTGCCGGCCACCGAAGTGGATCATCGAATACCGAAGGCGGAGGGCGGCACCGACGAGCCGCATAACTTGTGTGCGATCAATGTGGAGTGCCACAAACGCAAGACAGCCAAGGAAAGCGGCAGGGCGCGCGCAAGGGCGAGGCGGTAGGCCTAACCCTAGAGCGTCCCGGATCGCCGGCTGGTGGGCTGCAGCGGCGGTCTGCGGTGCCGGCCGAGGCTCGACGGGAGGGGGGAGGGTCAATCTCTGGGCCGAAGGCCGCCAGTACCGCCCGTTCCGTCTTTTTTTTACGCCCGCGAAAAATGAAATTTAGCGGACAGCGCGTTTTGCGCACTTTTTGACCAATGGAGTAGGCCATGCCAGGAGTTGCTGGGCGCTCCGGGCGCAAGCCAAAGCCGGCGGAAAAGAAGCTGGCCGCCGGCAACCCGGGAAAACGTGCAATCAACAAAGATATGCCGTCCTATGGCCAGATAACCAACGTTCTGGCTCCTGACTGGATGCAAGGACACGGGAGAGACCTGTGGGAACACCTGGCGCCGCTGTTGTGCCGCGAAGGGATCATGCAGCCCACGGATATCCAGAATTTGGAAGCCTATTGCGCCGCCTATGGACGGTTCCGCAAAGCAGAAGAAGAGATCCAGGCCCACGGGATCGTCGTGGAAGGCTCGCAGGGTGGGCCGGTCAAGAATCCGGCCGCGACCGTCGCCAATGAAGCGCTGAAGCAAATGGCGACCTATGGCGCATTTCTCGGGCTTGACCCGTCGAGCCGGCAGCGTATGCAGGGGCTGAAGAAGCCGCGCGAGGGCAACCCCTTTGCCAAGCTGCTGGGCGGGGGCTGATGAATGGCCGCGCCCCAGTATCCCCGGGTCGCGCAGGCACTGAAGTTCGCAAAGGATGTAGTCAAGGGAAAGATTCCGGCCTGCCGGTATGTGGTGCTGGCGTGCCAGCGTCACCTTGATGACCTGGCCGCGAGCAAGTCGGCCAAGTATCCCTACCGATTCAATGCCGCAGAGGCAGAAAAAAAGCTCAATCTCATCGAATTGATGCCCCACACGAAGGGGGAGTGGGCGTTCAAGCGCCAGCTTGTCACGCTGGAACCGTGGCAGAAGTTCGGCCTGGGCGCGACGTTCGGATGGGTGAAGAAAAAAGGAGGTTTGCGCCGCTTTCGTGAATCGTACTGGGAAGTGCCGCGCAAGAACGGTAAGAGTGTGATTGCGGCGGGCGTCGGAATCTCGATGTTCGTGGCCGATGACGAGTTCGGCGCCGAGGTGTACTCGGGCGCGACCACCGAAAAGCAGGCGTGGGAGGTTTTCCGGCCCGCGCGCTTGATGGTGCAGCGCTCGCCCATGCTCGTCGAGCATATGGGCATTGAGGTAAATGCTCAGGCTCTCGCCAGGCCGGAGGACGGCAGCCGTTTTGAGCCAATCATCGGCAATCCGGGCGACGGCGCTTCGCCGTCCTGCTCAATCGTTGACGAGTACCACGAACACGACAGCGCCGCCCTGTATGAAACCATGCTCACCGGCATGGGCGCCCGCCGCCACCCGCTGATGTTCATCATCACTACGGCCGGCGCGAACATCGAGGGCCCATGCTACGACAAGCGCCGCGAAGTGATCGAGATGCTTGAGGGCCTGGTGCCCAACGATGAACTTTTCGGCTGGATCTGGACGCTGGATGAGGGGGACGACTGGACAGACCCCAAGGTTTTGGCCAAGGCGAACCCCAATATGGGGGTGTCGGTCTACGCTGATTACCTCATCAGCCAGCAGCAACGCGCGATCAAGCAGGCGCGGTTTACCAACACCTTCAAAACGAAGCACCTCAACCTCTGGGTGACCGCCAAGGCGGGCTATTTCAACATCCAGCAGTGGGAAGCATGCAAGGACGAAACCCTCACGCTGGAGCAATTCGAGGGACAAAGCTGCTTTCTGGCGTTCGACCTGGCCCGCAAGCTGGATATGAACAGCATGGCGCGTGTTTTCTACCGCGATATCGAAGGAAAGCGCCATTACTACTGCGTAGCACCAAGGTTTTGGGTGCCCGAAGACACGGTGAACGACACCGATAACAAGCGCATGGCGGAGCGCTTCCAGAAGTGGGTGAATACAGGGCATCTGCACACGTCTGAAGGGGCGGAAATCGACTATCGGGAGATTCTTGCCGAGGCCGAGGACGCCAACCGCCTAAACCCAGTTTTGGAATCTCCCATCGACCCGAGTGGGGCGACGAATCTGTCGCACCACTTGGATGACGAGGGCCTAACGCCCATTACGGTGGTGCAGAACTACACCAACATGAGCGATCCGATGAAGGAATTGGAGGCCGCGATTCAGTCGGGCCGATTCCATCACGACGGCAATCCGATCATGACCTGGTGTATCAGCAACGTCATCGGCAAGCACCTGCCGGGCAATGACGACGTGGTTCGACCTATCAAACAGGGCAACGACAACAAGATCGACGGCGCTGTGGCGCTGATTATGGCAATCGGCCGCGCAATGCTCGCCGAGCGTAACGGGTCCGTACTGGACCACTTGACCGACGACGACATTCTGGTGATGTGAAATGAAAAATCTGCTGATTGACGCAGCCGGCGTTGCTGGGCTGGGCTGTTTGGCGGCCGGGGTGTACGTCCAATATGGCACCGGGCCGTCGCTGATTGTGGGCGGCGCCTTGCTGCTGGCCTTTGCACTGCGGGCAGCGGCCGGGAGGCGCGGATGATCCTCTCGTCGCTATTTGAAGGCCGCAGTATCGAGAGCCCTACCGTGCCCTTGACGGGGCAGAACTTGCAAGAGTACCTGCACGGCGAAGGCAAGCGAATCTCGGTGACGCCCGAGGCCGCTTTGAGCTTGTCGGCGGTGTATGCCTGCCACTATGTGCTGTCCAGTAATGTGGCGCAGTTGCCGGCGGTCGTGCTGCGCAAGCAGGGCGAAACCATCAGCCTTGCCACCGACCATCCCGCGTTCGACCTGATCCACGCCAAGCCGAACGACTTTCAGACTAGCTACAAGTGGCGCGAGACCAAACAGCACCATGTGCTGGGCTGGGGGAACGGCTACACCCGCATCGTTCGTAGCCGGGGAGGGGAACTGCGCAGCCTGGAATTCTGCACGCCGTGGACCACTACGCTGATCAAGCCGGCCGGCCGTTGGATCTACAGCACGCAGGACGAAGACGGTACGCCCCTTGCCGTGCATCCGGACGACATGGTGCATATCCGCGCCTTGGGCTCAACGGGGCGTTTGGGTAAGGGAATCATCCAGCAACATGCGGAGATGCTGGGCCTGGGCTTGGCCGCACAGCGCTATGGCCGGGAGTTTTTCGAGGGAGGCGGCCGCCCAACAGGCATTTTGACGGTCAAGGGAGACCTGAAAACCGATTCCTGGAATCGGCTGCGTGACTTCTGGAACAAGGCGGTTGCGCGCCTCATCCAGTCCGAGAACAAAACGCTCCTGCTGCCGGCGGATCTGGACTACCGGGCGCTGACCATCCCGCCCGAGGCGGCCCAGTTTCTGGAGACGCGCAAGATGAACCGCACGGAAATTGCGGCCATCTACAACGTCCCGGCGGACATGATCAACGACCTGGAGCGCGCTACCAATTCGAATATCACCGAACAGAGTATCCGCTTTGTGCGGTACTCGATGATGCCGTGGGCGGTGAACTGGGAGCAGGAACTCAACTGCAAGCTGTTCACCGCGGCGGAGCGGCGCGCCGGGTACTACGTGAAGCTCAACTTGGCCGCCCTGCTGCGCGGCACGCCGAAGGAGCGCGCCGAGTTTTATCACTACGCCATCACCGATGGCTGGATGGACCGCAACGAAGTGCGCACCCTGGAAGACTTCAGCCCGCGTGACGGGCTGTCCGAAATGCTGATCAGCGTCAACGCAAAACCGGCCGCCGACGTGGGCAAGGCGCCGGCCGATAGCCAATAGGAAGATCCATGAAAGACCTCGAAATGCGCACGCTGGGCAACCAGCCGTGCGAGCTGCGCATGTCCGCCGAAGGCGAGGTGGAACGCCCGCAGATCACGGGCTACGCGGCTGTATTCAACACTCGTAGCGCGTTGCTGTTCGGTTCCTTCGTCGAGGAAATCGCGCCTGGCGCGTTCGATGACGTGCTGGGCGACGACGTGCGGGCGCTGTTCAACCACGATCCCAATTTCGTCCTCGGCCGAACCCGCAGCAACACGCTGCGTCTTGAAATCGACTCGCGCGGGTTGGCCTACACGATCGATCCGCCGGATACGCAGACGGTCCGCGATCTGGTCCTGACACCGCTCAAGCGGGGTGACGTGACGGGATCGAGTTTTGGGTTCCGCGTTGCGGCCGACGGTGACGAATGGCGCCGCGAGGGCGAAATCGTGGTGCGAACCATCCACAAGCTGGCCGAACTGCGCGACGTGTCGCCAGTGACGTATCCGGCTTATGGCGATAGCCATGCTGCCCAGCGCTCGCTGGATAGCTGGAAGAAGAAGGCCGAAGGCATCCAGGAACTGGCGGCCAAGGCTGTAAATGAGCGTCGCGCACGCGAACGCTTCCTCGAACTGATGTCAATCTGAACGGAGTCAACGATGACCCTTGCTGAACTGAAGAAAAAGCGTGCGCAAGTCGCCAGCGAAATGCGCACCTACCACGATGCCCAAGGCGAGAACGCCTGGGGCGACGAGCAGCGCACGAAGTGGGACGCCATGAAGGCCGACCTCAAGAAGCTGGACGAGCAGATCGGGCGCGAAGAGGAACTGCGCGCCGACGAGCAGCGCTATGTCGACGACAACGCGTCCGCGCTGGCCGCTGCTGCCGCCACTGCCGCCGACAAGAAGAACCCCGAGGAACAGCGTTCCCAGGCGTTCGTGAAGTTCGTGCGTCATGGCGCCGGCGATCTGACGCCCGAAGAACGCAAGCTGCTGGCCGAAGTTCGCGCACAAGGCGTGTCCCCGGCCGAGAAGGGCGGCTATACCGTGCCGACGACCTTCTTGGCGAGGGTGGTCGAGTCGATGAAGCAGTACGGCGGCATCGCCAGTGTCGCGCAGATACTGACCACGGACGGTGGCGGCCCCATCGAGTGGCCCACCAGCAATGGCACCGAGGACGAAGGCGAACTGATCGGCGAGAACACCGACGCCGGCGAAAAGGACGTGGAATTCGGCATGGACGCCCTGGGCGTGCACAAGCTGTCCTCCAAGGTCATTCGCATCTCCAACGAGCTGCTGGCCGACACCGGTATCGACATGGAAACCTTCCTCGCCGGGCGTATCGCTTCGCGTATCGGTCGCGCCGAATCCCGTCTGATCGTCATGGGAACGGGCACCGGCTCGCCCGCGCAGCCCAAGGGCCTGGCCGCATCCGCTGCCGTGGGCAAACAGACCGCCTCGGCCACCACCTTCACCTGGAAGGAAGTGAACGGCCTCATCCACTCGGTCGACCCCGCCTATCGCAACGCGCCGAAGTTCCGCCTGGCCTTCAACGACGCCACGCTGCAGATCCTGGAGGAAATGGAAGACGGCAACGGCCGCCCGCTGTGGATCCCGGGCCTGGACGCCGGCGCGCCGGCGCGGCTGCTGAAGTACCAGTACGTCATCGACCAGGCCATCCCGGCGGTCGCGGCGGGCGCCAAGTTCATGTTCGCCGGCGACTTCGATCAGTTCATCCTGCGCCGTGTGCGCTACATGGTCCTCAAGCGCCTGGTGGAGCGTTACGCCGAGTACGACCAGACCGGCTTCCTGGCCTTCCATCGCTTCGGCTGCGTCTTGCAGGACACCGCCGCGATCAAGGCGCTGCAAGGCAAACCGGGCTCGGGTGGCTAATCGAGGGGCGGGCCGGGTAACCGGCCCGCGTAGCTAAATGCTGGAATTGTCCGATATCCGAAACCACCTGAATATCGACCCAGAGGACGTGGACGATTCGGTGCTGATGCGCTTTTCGGGGGCGGCGGTTCGTCGCTTCGAACACAAGACGGGACGCAAGCTCTTCCGGAAGGCGGAGGATCTTCCGGACCCTGCCCCATCAAATGCAGTTTTGCTGGATGCCGATATCGAATTGGCCTTGCTGTTATTGATTGGGCACTGGCAAGCAAACCGAGAGGCCGCCTCTGATCTATCGCTCGCGAGCATTCCCCAGGGATTTGACGAACTTGCGGACCCGTATCGCTGGTGGCCCGACTAAGGAATTGGCTATGTTCAAGGCAGGAAAGCGCAATCGGCGTGTCGAGATCCTGGAGCGCACGGGCGATAGGGACGCCGCCAATGACCTTGTTGATACTTGGCGGGTGGCCGGCAAGGCGTGGGCCTCGATCAAGTACGTGTCGGGCATTACCGCGATCAAGGCGGGGGCGGAACAGGAGATTGCCAAGGCAAGTATCCGCATTCCGTATCGCCGTTCAGTACTCGCGGGGATGCGAGTTCGCCACGGCGATGACGTCTACGAAGTTGATGCGGTATTGCCCGACGAAGAGCGGCGCGACCACACGGACCTGGTGTGTCGAAAACTGACCGAGCGCGAGGTGGCGGCATGAGGAAAGCCAAGCTCTTTCGCGCAAACTCGGTTTCTTTCTCCATGGAAGGAGACATAGAGGCCCAGGTGGGCGCTTTCTTTGATCGAATCAAGGAAGAGGCCTTGCGCCCGGCCGCGCACGCCATGGCCCTTGTCCTGTATGACGAAATGCGGCTGCGCGTTCCCCATCGTCTCGGCAAACTCCAATCCGCCATTTATCGCTGGTTCGACGACAAGCGGTCGACGCCGGATCGGAAGACCTACATGGTCGGCGTCAACGTCAAGAAGGCGCCCCATTGGTGGCTGGTCGAATATGGGCACTGGCGGCGCCATGCCGTTGTCCAGTTGGACGATGGGGGTTGGATCACGCTGAAGAACAAGCCGCTCAAAGTGCCCGTCTTTGTCCCGGCCCAGTCCTACCTGCGGTCCTCTGTGGACGCCAAGCTCAAGGCTGCTGCGGAGGCCGGCCGCCGGCGGCTGGCCGAGAAGGTGCGGGAGATTCAGAATGGTTGAATCGTTGATGCTTCAGGCGTTGGCGCCGATCTTCGAAGGGCGGGTGTATCCCGACACTGCCGCCGGCGATACCCCGATGCCTTTCGCCACGTTCCAGCAGGTCGGGGGCGCATCCACGGTGTTCATGGATGGTGCCTTGCCGGACAAGCAGAACGCTCGCATGCAGATCACCGTATGGGCGAAGGGCAGGGCGCAGGCGTCGGACCTTATCTCCAAGGTGCAGGCGGCGTTGTGCGGCGCGCCGTACTTCGGATTGCCTCAAGGGGCGCCTGTCTCGCTGCGGGACCAGGAAACCGGCTTTAAGGGCGCCATGCAGGATTTCAGTATCTGGTACACGCCATGACGACTCCCATTGTTATCGCCGGTGCCAGCGTTGCTTTATGTGCCGATGTTCCGCGAATCGTGGAACCGGGTGCGTTCGATTCGCTGGCGTTCATCCCCATTCGCGGCGTCCGGGTCGTTGGCTCGCTTGCGCTTCAGTACCAGACTGCCGCCTTCCATGCCTTGGGAAGCGTTGCCCCGTTCCAGCGCCGGGTGGCGCGGGCGCCCCAGACGTTGCAATTGGAGCTTTTGCGCCTGGTCGACCCAGGACAAGCCATGCTGCGGCAGGCCGCGGGGCCGGATAAGCCCTACAGCTACCGCATCACGCTGCCGCGCGTGGGGGCGCATTTCTTTATTGCCCGCGCCTCAAGCCGTTCCCTCTCGGTTGGCAGCGCCACTGACCTGGCCGGCGTGACGGTCACGCTTGAGCTGGAAAGCCAGATCATCGAGCCGTAGCCGGCCGCCTTATCCGTTTTGGTCGTCCGCCCTCTTTGGGCAAAACCTACAGCCCGCGATTGCGGGCATTTTTTCGTTCATTGCAAGGAGCCTAAACATGGCCGTTTCTCTGCCGAACGGTGTCACCCTGTCGCTCGCGACGGGTTACGCCAATTCGAAAACCATCACGGCGATTAACAACGCCAATCCCGCCGTTGCCTCCAGCGCGGCCCACGGCCTGGCCAATGGCGCCCTGGTCGAACTGAAATCGGGCTGGCAAAAGCTGAACGAGCGCATCGTGCGCGTTGCCGACGCCGCCGCCGGCACGTTCGCGCTGGAAGGCATGAATACCCTCTCGCCGATCCAGTTCCCGGCCGGCACGGGCGGCGGTTCGGTCCGCGAAATCACCGCCTTCACGCAGATTTCGCAGATCCTGGAAGTGTCCACGTCGGGCGGCGAAATGCAGTTCGCCACCTACAGCTTCCTGGAAAACGACTTCGAAGCGCAGATCCCGACGCAGGCCAGCGCGCAGTCGCTGGCGATCACCATCGCCGACGATCCGACGCTGCCCGGCTATAAGGCGCTCCAGGCCGCCGCCGAATTGCGCGAAGTGCGCGCCCTGCGTGTCGCTTTCCCCAACGGCTCGGTGCTGCTCTACAACGGCTATGTGTCGTTCAACGAGACTCCGACCATGACCAAGGGCGAAGTGATGGGCGTGCAGGCCACGTTCTCGCTGCTGTCGCGGCCCGTTCGCTACGCCGCGTAATTTCCACGGTCGGCCAAGCGCCAGCCAACGGACCGCCCAGGGATGGGCGGCCCATCTACCTTAATTCCCCACTTTTCGGAATCTCTCATGGCAAAGATCAAGTTCACCCTCACGCCCAACCCGACCTTCAAGCACAAGGTGCCGATGCCCATCCCGGGCGGCGCGTTCGCGGATGTGGAGTTCACCTTCAAGCACCGCGGCAAGGAGGAATTCACCGAGTTCCTGGAGCGCGCCAAGGACATGGACGACACCGACCTGGTGTTGGCTATCGCCAGCGGCTGGGAACTGGAAGAGCCCTTCGACAAGGACAACGTGAGCAAGCTGGTCGAAAACTACGTCGGCGCGGCCCGCGCCATCTTCACGGCGTACATGGACGAAATCGTCAAGGCTCGCCTGGGAAACTGACCGCGCTGGGTGCCGCGCTCTACCGCCGGCCTCCAGACGTGAAAGAACTGGAGGCATTCGGCCTCACGCCGGAGGACGTGGAGGCGCCACCTGTCGAAATATGGCCCGAGAACCAGCAGGCGTTCGAAATATTCGCCTCGCTGCGTACCCAGTGGCGCGTCAGCTTTGCCGGCGTGACCGGCCTGGACTATGGCGTTCTCTATCGCAGGCTTGACCGGCTGGGCCTGTCAGCCGACCGATGCGACGAGCTGGAAGACCAGATCCGCGTCCTTGAGGATGCGGCGATGCAGGAAATAAACCGCAAGTAGCCGCCCATGGGCGGCTTCCTTTTTTTGGAACGTGTCATGACTGATGAATTGGCCAGAAGTGTTATCCGGGTTGATGGTGACGCGTCCGGGCTGACTGCGGCCATGGCCGAGGTGACGCAGGAGACCGGCAAAGCCAAGAAGTCCCTCGCGGCGTTGGGGCGTGATGCGTCACAAGGGATGACCAAGGCGGCCGAAGAGGGCACGCAGGCAGGCCGCAAGCTGGAACGCGCCACGCAAAGCCTGGTGAACCAGATTGAGCGCCAGATTGCCGTGACGGGCGCCGGCGCACGCGGAACCGCCTCCTACTATGTGGAACTGGCAAAGCAGCGCGGCATCGACGCCAATCAGCTGAAGCCCTATCTGGACCAGCTGGAGGCCGTGACGCGCAAGCAGGCTGAGGCCAAGGCCGCGATCCAGGCCACCGCGCCGGCGGTCGAGCAAATGGGCATGTCGGCCAAGGCCACCGCTGCGGCCATGCGCGGGCTGCCTGCCCAGTTCACCGACATTATCGTGTCGTTGCAGGGCGGCCAGCGTCCCATGACGGTCCTGATGCAGCAGGGCGGCCAGTTGAAGGACATGTTTGGCGGCCTTGGCCCTGCTGCGCGGGCGATGGGCACTTACATCGCCGGCCTGGTCAATCCGTTCACGTTGGCCGCCGGCGCAGTGACTTTCTTGGGGGCGGCCTACCTGAAAGGGGTAGACGAATCTCAGGCGTTCAACCGGACCATCATTCAAACAGGGGGCGTTGCGGGCGTTACGGCCGGTCAACTGCAAGACATGTCCCGCCGGGTGGGTGACGTGGTCGGCACGCAGGGTAAGGCGGCCGATGCACTCAATCTCTTTGCCGGCTCGGCCAAGGTCGGCGCCGAGAACATGGAGCAATTCACCGCGGCGTCGGTGCGCTGGGAGAAGGTCACAGGCACCGCCGTTGCGGATACCGTGGAGAATTTCATCGAGTTGGGGAAATCGCCGCTGGAAGCGGCCCTCAAGCTCAATGAGGGCATGAACTTCCTGACCGCGACGACGTATGAGCAGATCCGCGCGCTGGAGCGCCAGGGCAAGACGGCCGAGGCGGCGAGCGTGGCGCAGCGAGCCTATGCCGATGCGCTCAACGACCGTGCGCCGAAGCTGTCTCAGAATCTCGGCCTGCTGGAGCGCGCTTGGAAGGGCGTGAGCGAGACCGCCCGGGGCGCCTGGGACGCGATGCTCGATATCGGCCGCGCCGGCACGCTGGAAGAGCGCATCGCCAAGCAGGCGGCCACCGTTCATGCGCTGGAAAGCAAGCTCCAGGCCCGGCTGGCGCGCGGTGGCGCCACCGGCAACATGGCCGATCTGATCAAGGCGGCCGCGACCGAACAGGAACGGCTGGAGCGCGAGTATTTCGAGGCCCAGGGCAAGGCGCAGGCCGAACGGGACCGCCGCAAGGCGCTGGACCAAACGCAGTTTCGCGCCGACTACCTGGAGGACGACAGTCGCAACACCAAGCCGCAGCAGCGTCAGCGCGCCATCGAGAAGGAGGCGGCGGCATTTCGCAAGGCGGTGGAGGGCCTGAAGGAAGGCACGGACGAGTATCGCCGGGTCTACGCCGCCCACAAGGTCAAGCTGGCCGATATCGACAAGCAGTTTGAGGATAAGGATGCGGGCAAAGGCCCGTCCGGGGCCGAGTCGGAAATTGCCCGTCTGCGCGCCCGGATCGCAGAAGAAAAGGCGCTCGCGGTCGAACTGGACCAGCGGGGCTTGCATACCAGCAAGCTGAACGAGTATGAGCGGCGTTCGGCCGAAATCGGCGAATTGCTCAAGGGCAATCTGAAGTCCCAGGTGCGGGCCAGCCTGGAGCGCACCAAGGCGCTGGCGACCGAGGCGGGGGCGCTGATGCGCGCCAACGCTGAGACGAAGGCTTTTCAGGAATCCCGCGAGAAGTACTTCGCCAGCCTGGAGGACGGCGTAGCCAAGATCGCCCAGGAGGCTCAAGGCGTTGAAGACCAAGTTGCCACCTATGGCATGAGCAAGGCCGCGCTGGAGCAGCTGACGATCGCGCGCCTGGAGGAACGCAAGGCCGCGCTCCAGGGGTTTGAGGGCTCCGAGCGGGAAGTCGAACTCATCGAGAAGGAAATCGATGCGCGCAAGCGCCTGGGTGCTGCTATCCGCCAGAAGGATATCAAGGACGCCCAGAAGAAGGCGACGGACGAAATGGCGCGCGACTGGGAGCGCACCGTGGACAAGTACGGCGACGTGTTCCGCCAGGGCTTTGCCGACATGATGAACAACGGCAAGGACGGTTGGAAGTCGTTTACGAAGTCGCTTGTCACGACTTTCAAGACGACTGTGGCCGACCAGATCTATCGAATGTTCGCCCAGCCCTTTGTTGTGCGCATCGCTGCGAGTCTGCTTGGGGTGACCGGCGCAGGGGCGGCGGGTATTGCCGCCGCAGCGCCTGGCGGAGCCATGGGGGCAGCTGGCGGCGCGGCCAATGCCTTCAGTCTGCTTAGCGTTGGAAAGAACGCCTACAACATGCTGACCGGCGGTTTTGCCGCGATGGGCCAGTCCATAACCAATTTCGGTGTGGAAATGGGCTCTCAGTGGATTGCCGATTTTGGATATGGCTTTGGTGGCGGGGTGAACGCCAGCGCCACCAGCGCCGGGTTGCTCGGGTCGGCGGCAGGTATCGCCGCCGGCGCCGGGATTGGCTTGATGGGAGGGAAACTGATCTCGGGCGGTTACAGCGCCTGGGGTGAATCCGGCAATCGGGCCGTCAATACGGGCACGGCAGCCGGCGCGGCCATCGGCTCTATCGTTCCTGGTCTCGGTACGGCCCTCGGCGCCGTCGTCGGCGGCGTGCTGGGGGGCGTGTTCAATCGCGCCTTCGGCCGGGGGCCGAAGAAATTCGGCGATACCACCTTCGTTGGTGACTTCAACTCTCTTGGATTCTCGGGCTACACGTCTACGCCTTGGAAGCAAAAGGGGGGCTGGTTCAGCAGCGGCCGAAGCGGTGTGCAGGTGGGAGCGCTGGACAACAGTCTGATGGACGACCTGGGGGCCGCGTTCGATTTGATGAAGGCGAACGCGGCCAGCATGGCGAAGGCTGTGGGGCTGTCGGCCCAGTCGCTGGACACCTACAGCGAGCAAATCCGCGTCAAGTTGACAAAGGATGAGCAGGAAAACCAGCGACTGCTTGAGGAAGCGATTGCAGCGGTTGGCGAGAACATGGTGCGCTCCCTCATCCCCAACATTGCCGACTTTGGCAAGGAAGGGGAGACCGCTTCGCAGACGCTGGAACGCCTGGGCGTGAACCTCACCGCGGCGAACCAGTCCTTGAAGCTGCTGGATCTGAAACTGTTTGACGTGTCGGTGGCGGGCGCCGCAGCGGCGGCAAAGCTGGTTGATGCGTTTGGCAGCACGGACGCCCTGACCCAGGCAACGAGCCAGTATTACCAGCTGTACTACTCGGAAATGGAGCGCGGAAAGATCAGCCTGGCCAATATGGGCGAAGCGTTGCGCTCGGTGAATCTGACCATGCCCAACACTATGGAGGAATTGCGCGGCATGGTGTCGGCGTTGGACCTGACGACCGACGCCGGCCGCAAAGCCTATGTGGCGCTCCTGGCTATCGCGCCGGAGTTCGCTGCGGTCATGGAGGCCACCACGCGCCGAGGCCAGGAGGCCGCCGGCAAGCTGCTGGAGGCGTTCACGGGCCGTGGTGCGCTCGCTGGCGCCTTGGACGGGGCGGCGCTGAAGGCGATGTTGCTCGCTGACTCGCTGACCCAGGTTGGCACGTCGACGGGGCAGATATCGCGCCTTTTCCTGGATCTGGGCTCGGGCTTGCTCGATTTCAGCGTCTCCAACACCCGTTTGGACGGCTCTCTTTCCGGGGCGCAGGAAGCCAGCTTGTCCCTGGCCGAGCAAATGGAAGCGCTGCGCAGCGCCGTTGGTGGTACGGTCATCGACTTTGCGGGGTTGGCCAGCGCGCTGGAAAAGGTGGACACCGATGTCTTCGTGGCGACTTTGACCGCTGCCTTTGAGCAGTTGGCCACCCGCATGCGGTCGCTGTTGGACAGCATCGCCAATGAGCGAATCGCGGTTCGCCAAGCTGCCCAGCAGGTGCTGGACCCGGGAACCATGTCGCCCGAGGCGATCCGCAAGGGTATCCAGGAAATCGCTACCGCCTTGCCCAGCAACGCTGGGCTGGTCGCGGCCGGCGCCCAGTTGAACTTCGCCGATTCGGTGCTGGGCCAGAAGCTGAGCGCCCGAAATGCTGCGGAGCAGTCTTACAACTCGGTCAAGGCTTCCCACGATACCGCGACCGGCAATCTTGACGCGGCCCAGCAGCGAGCCAGTGACGCCCAGGCGTGGCTGGACAAGCTGAACTGGGATATCTACGCGCCCAAGACGGTGCCGTACAAGAAAAAGAACTGGAAGGAACTGGACGCGGCGCGTTCGGTTGCCCAGGCGCAGCTTCCGGCCGCCCAGCAGGCGCTTGCGCAGGCCCAGGCCGCGCTGGCGGCCGCCCAGGCTGCCGCAGCTGCGGCACCCAGCGCCGCTGAGGTAAGCCGGCTACAGGCCGCCTATGCCTCGGCCGTGACCGAGGCCGCCAGCGCTCAAGCCGTGGCGACTGAAGCCGCGAACAAGGCGCGCACCGAGCAGACGGCCTACGCGGATGCGTTGCAGAAGTTCGCCCTGGACGCCAGCAAGTCGGTGGGCAAGCTGGGCGAGCTTCGCGCGGAGACGTTGCGGTATTACGAAGCCCAGAAGGCGCTGGCGAACTTGCTCGCGGAGGGAGCCAAGGGGCTACGCAAGACGGTGAAGGACTACCGCGTCAGCCAGTTGTCGCCGGAGGATCAGTTCGCCAACCTGCAAGCCGACTATGCCAAGGCGTATGCCAAGGCGATGGGGGCAGACGGGGAAGCGCTCGCCGGGTATGCCGACGAGTTGAACAGTCTGATGTTGCCCATGCTGGAGGCGGCCAAAGGGGCGTTTTCTTCGGATGAGCAGTATCAAGCGTTCATCGCCACGGCCTTGGCTCGCGCCGAGGCGGTGGCTGGGCGCATGGATGCAGTGGCGCCGAAGGACTACCAGAAGCAAAGCCTCGACTTGCTGGCCGAAATCGACGCCAAGCTGCTGGAACTGGAGAAGTCGGCACTGTCGGGTGACCAGGTGCTGACCAACGCGATCAACGCCGCGCGCGATGCGACGGTGAACGGGTTGCGGCAGGTGGTCAACGCCTTGACTGGCAGGGCCGTCGCCGCGTTTGCCAAAGGTGGTTTCCACACCGGCGGCCTGCGGTTGGTCGGTGAGAACGGTCCGGAGTTGGAGGTTACCGGGCCTTCGCGGATCTTCAATGCCGACCAGACGCGCGCAATCCTGGCGGGCGGTGACGACAGCCAGATGCTGGTGCTGCTGCGGGCTCTCCTGCAAGAGCAACAGCGCCTGCGGGAAGAGGTCGAGAACCTTCGTATCGAAGCGCGGGCGACCGCCAGCAATACCGGCAAGACGGCGCGCCAGCTGGACCGCATCGAGTCCGATGGTCTGGTTGTCCGTCCGGACGGTGCGGAAGCCCTACGTGTGGAGGTTATGAACGCATGAAAGTGATCAAGCCGGTTTCCATTGGCCGCGATCAGTTGGTTTCGTCCAGCGTGCCTGAAGACGACCACCCCGCCTATAGCCCCACCACGGATTACACGGTGGGGCAACGGGTGGTGTACGAGTCCAAGGTGTACGAGTGCGTCCAGACGCCGAACAAGGGCAACACACCGGGGACGGCGCCGCTGTATTGGGCGCTGGCCGGGCCTACCAATCGATGGGCGATGTTCGATAGCGAGGTCAGCACGCAGACGATTGGCGACAGCCCGTTGCGTGTGGTGGTGCGGCCTGGCCTGGTCAACAGCCTGGCGCTGTTGGAACTCATAGGGACGAGGGTTCATGTCATCGGGCGCGACGGTTTGGACGGGCCGATTCTCTACGACACCGAACGCGTACTGGAAGGGTCGATAGTGACCAACTGGTACGAGTATTTCTTCGAGCCCTTTTCACCGCTGACGGAGCTTGTTCTTACCGATCTGCCGGCCTATGGCAGCTTGCACCTGGACGTCTCCATCTTCGCTCCGCAGGCGCAGGCCGCGTGCGGCGCCATGGTGTGCGGGACCGCCTATTTCATCGGCGAGGCGGAATACGGCGGCAGCGCGGGCATTGTCGACTACAGCCGCAAGGAAACCTCGGAGACCGGCATGACGACGTTTCGCAAGCGTCGTTTCTCGCGCCGCATGTCACAGCGTCTGTGGTTGGAGGGGGCGCGCTTTGCCGCGGTGTATCGGCTGCTGTCCGGGCTGCGCGCGACGCCCTGTGTTTGGATCGGGACGGACGCCGAGGGCTACGGCCCCTTGACGGTCTATGGCTTTTATCGGGACTTCTCCATTGATATCGCATATCCGATGGTGAAGTTCTGCAACCTCGAAATTGAAGGACTTACTTGATATGGCAATTACGAGCCTTCCGACACCGCCCAGTCGAAGCGATCCGGAGAATTTTCCGGAGCGGGCGGACGCCTTTATGGCTGCGTTGCCGCGATTCGCCACCGAGGCCAACGCTTTGCAGGAGCACGTTAACGAGGCGGCTGCGGCTGTTGACCAAGACGCCGCCGCAGCTGCACAAAGCCGGGATGCGGCTGCCGAGAGCAAGGGCCAAGCGAACCAATCCGCCGTGAATGCGGAACTGGCGCGGCAGGCGGCTGCCCAAAAGGCAGGAGAGGCTGGCGCAAGTGCGCTGCTGGCGCAGCAGTGGGCTACGAAGATGGGCGCGCCAGTGGAGGGAGACGGCTTCTCGGCGAAGCACTGGGCCGAGATTGCGGCCATGGGGGCGGGCCTGCCCATCTACATGCCCGGCAGCCTGCCGCCCCAAAACGTAGGCCCGATCTACATCGCCGGCCAGGGCAACGCGGAGTGGGACGTCGCGACGGGGCGCTATCGCGTTCACTCCGATATTCCGGTGGGGGCTGTGGCTTGGTGGCCGCTGCGCGCCTCCATCCCGGCTGGCCGGATTCCCGCAGACGGCCAGACCATTTCGCGCGCGACATTCCCCGACCTTGCAGCCATGGTAGTGGCTGGCACGGTGCCCGTGGCCACGGAATCCGATTGGTTGGCAGACCCGCGCAATCGTGGCTGCTATACCGCCGGTGACGGTTCGACAACCATCCGGGTGCCAGATCTGAACGGCCGCTCTACAGGCTCTCTCGGGCGCGTGTTCCTCTCAGGCGACGGCACTGACTCGAATGGTACGTGGGGCGTAATCCAGCGGGACCAGTTCCAGAAGCACCACCACTACATCAACCTCAAGACCGCGAGCGGTGGTGCCGACGTGTACGGCACGGCGGCCTACGGTAACGGTACCGGATCACAGTATTCGACCTGGGGCGATGCCATCCAATTCAACCCGCAAGTCGGCCCCCCGCGTTCGGGCGACAAGACGCACCCGCAGAACGTCACCGGCGTCTGGACCATACAGGCGTTCGGCGCCGTCACCAATCCTGGCGCCGCCGATGCCGCGCAGTTGGCAACCGACTATGCTGCGCTCAATGCCGCTTTCCAGTCGGTGCAAGGTCAGCTATTGGGTGTGGGGCAGGGATGGCAGAACCTCACAGCGTCACGATCCCTCGATGTGACTTACATCAACACTACGGGACGTCCGATCATCGTGCAGGTCTACTGCATTTCCACGGTCGCTGGCGGCTACAGTTTCTTCGCCATTGACGAAGTGCCTGCGGGGCTTGGTTATTACCCAACGACGAGCGGGACGCTTGCCACCTATGGTGTAGTCCCCGCCGGCTCGAAATACCGCGTGTCAGTCTCGGGTGCCAACTTGAATACCTGGCGGGAGTACCGATAATGCAGACCTTCAAAGACACTGAAACCGGCGAGTTCTACCGGTTCGATGACGACGTGCGCATCGAAGAAACGCCCGCGGGGCGGCAGTTCTACGCGCCGTACGGCGCCTTGCTGACTGTGCCCGCTACGCTGGTGCCGGCCTCGTTGGATGACATGCCTGTGCCGCCTCCGCCGGACCCGGTGCCCGTCTCGCGCTACCAGGGCCGCGAGGCCATGCGCCTTACGCCTTATCCCAAGGAAGGCAAACCGGATTGGACGCTGTTCGACGCCTTCGAAGAACTGCTGAACGATCCGACCACGCCAGCCTACTACCGGCGCGCCTGGGATGAATTGCAGGCGTTCGAATGGGGCAGCGCCATGCTGCACGCGGCGGCCGACGTGCTCGGGCTTACGCTGGCCCAGCGCTTGGACCTGTTCGCCCTGGCGGCCACATTGAAGGCATAGCTTCGGTCGCGTTCTTTAAGTGTTTGTATGCCCGCTTCGGCGGGCTTTTTTTCGTCCATACGGGAGAGGCAATCATGCACACCGTCAACAGGAGCAGGGAAATTATGGAACCGAGTTCCACGGGGTTGGGCGGCTTGGCGGCCCTGAAGGGCCTGGAAGGGCTGGGAGGGCTGGCGGCGGTGAAGGTCGCCATGGCCTACGGCGTGCCGGCGGCAATCGCAGCGATTCTGGGGCTACTCATCATGCCCCCGCGTACCGGCCGCGAGTTCACGGTACGCACCATCTGCACGGTCGCATGTTCCTTCATGTTCGGCCCAGCGCTCGCCGGGGCGGTCATTGCCTGGAAGCCGGGATTGATGGAGGCCATGACGTGGCTGGCGCAGCACGGCGCCGGCAGCGACGACGCGCTGCTGGCCAAGTTCTATGTGCTGGGGCCGAGCATGTTGTTGGCGGGGTTGCCGGCCTGGTGGGTGCTGGGTGCCTACATGCGCTGGATGGCGAGTATGCGGCAAAAGGGGCTTTTGCAATGGCTCGCTGAGGTCCGGGCCAAGCTCCTTGGCCTGCGGTCGGGCGGGGAGGGCTGAGCCATGGATCTGAAGACCATCATCGATACCGCCGTCAGTCCTGCGCTGGCCCTGCTGCCGACGCGCATGGACACGCCGGTGGCGCGCGTCATGCTGCTGGCTATCGGCCTGCAGGAAAGCCGCTTCGTGCACCGGCGCCAAATCGGCGGACCGGCCCGCGGTTTCTGGCAATTCGAGAAGGGCACGCGCGCCAGCCGCGGCGGAGTGTGGGGCGTGTATCTGCACGCGGCGAGCAAGGACCACTTGCCGGCGCTGTGCAAGGCCCGCAGCGTGGCGCGCGACCCGGACGCGATCTACGCGGCGCTGGAGTATGACGACGTCCTGGCCGCCGGCGTGGCGCGGCTCCTGCTGTGGACCGATCCGAAAGCGTTGCCTCCGGTTGGCGATGCGGACGCGGGATGGGCGCTGTACCTGCGCACCTGGCGGCCCGGGAAGCCGCATCCGAAGACCTGGCCGGCGCTGTATGCCCAGGCCATGGCCGCCCTGGAGGTCTGACCATGCCCGCATTCGTACAACGGCTATGGGGCTACGTGGTCGCCGCCCTGGCGGCGGTTGCCGCGGTGGCGCTGGTCTACCTGCGCGGGCGCAGCGCAGGCCGTGCTGATGAGCGCCAGGAGCGCAACGAGCAGATCAACGAACAGGCGACGAAGTCTCGCCAGGAGGTGCGCAATGTGGAGGATGAAGTCGCCCGTATGGACGATGATGCTGTTGCTGATCGCCTCAAGTCTGACTGGGTGCGCCGCCCCGGCCAGGGTGGGCGTTGAATACTGCGATCATGCGCGGCCGGTCTACTTTGATTCGGGGGCGCAGGTTGACGCAACGCCTGCCCCGATACGGCGCCAAGTGCTGGAAGGAAACGAAGCCTGGCATCGGCTGTGCTCGGGAGCTCGGTGAAGCAGAAACAAGAAGCCCCCGGCCATAGGCCAGGGGCTTTTTGACACCGGCTTGTTAGTTGGCTTTTTTCTTGCGCAACACAATCCGGAACGGGCGACCGTCAGGGCGACGGATGACCCGTCCCTTTACGGTAATAGTCATCCGATAGATGACTTCTTCGGTGTCGTTCGGCTGCATAGGTATGCTCCAAAACGCCGCCCCAACTTCCGCCTTGACATTTGACAGTCGGCTTGGCGACCGACTACGATGCAATTTCTACCTTGCAGTCAAGGTGCGATGCCCATGGGACCTTTGGACTTCGCATTCTTTCGGGGCTTCGGGCGTTGGCGCGCTTCGAAGCCCTTTTCATCAGCCGTAATGAAAATTGAAGCTGAGCTGTCCGATTTCCGGCAATTTCATTCGGGCCAGAACGCATGTAGCAAACGCGTCGGCCTGCCATTCGGCATCCTCTTCCGGCGACGCGGGCGCTGATCGTTCGTTGTGAAGCACGGCCTTGTGGGCCAGCATCAGATGTCCCAGTTCATGGAACAACAGGCCGATCGCCTCTTGATCACCAGCACACATGCGCTGATAGGTGCTTTCCGGCATTCGGATTGTTAGATCTTCCGGTGTACAAATGCCGTCTGTGACGAACAGCCATTCTTCATCCGCAACAGGGTCGATGCAAATCTTGTAATCGGACAACCGCTCGATGAAATGAGCCATTTCATAGCGGGTGCGGCGACCGATTTTCATGATCTGCCCGAACCGCTTTGCGCGCTGCTGGATGGTCGCTGCGTTCAGGCGGGACACGCGAATCCCCTTGAATTCATACCGCTGGTTCGGCTCGTTCATTGTCGCCCTTTTTGCCATTGTTTATTTTTCCCAGCAGGTCTGCGAATTGCTGCAGTTCTTCAGCAGAAAAGTTCGACTTCGCAAATCCAGCTACCAACATTTGTTGTTGAAGTGGAAGCCCGTCAAGCGGTACTACCTCATTGGCAACTGCCGCCAATTGATCAATACGAGCAATCGGGCGGCCTTGCTCTCGAAAGAACTGATCGATTTTCCCGACCCATTGCTCAGCAATTTTCTTCCGGCCAGTCTCCATCGCGCTCAGAAACGAAGCAGAGGTGCCCAGCGCGGTTGCCATGGAAAGCAGTGTCTGCCCGGTATCAATCCGTGCCTTCCGCACGGCCTTCCCAAATTCTGTCAGTGCCATATCAAACTCCCTCGTACTGCGGTATGCCCCCCCAAGGGCGATGTACTTCTACTGCACGCATTGTGCATTCTTTCAAATAAAAATTCAACCTATATGGAAGAATTTTTCTTGCTATTGCCGCTGTCGGCCACGTCTAATGTTGCTTTTGATACACATCGGCAGGGCTACTGCTCATGCCGATGCAAGGCCGAGTAGTCCGAGTGCGTGAGCGGAAACGAAAACGCCCCAACCCGTGAGGGGGCTGGGGCGAATGCTCTGCGGCGGCCGGCATGGGCGTCGCGAGCGTGATAAATCTATCACGGCCAATGGCTTCGTGGTGGCGTCAGGCTCGCTCATCGACCCACTGCATCCACCAGCCCTGGTAGTAGCGCACGCCGGCAATCTCCTCGAACCCCACTACCATCATGCCTCGGTCTGAGGCGAAGGTAAGAAGCTGGGGTTCGAGTAGATCGGGGATGGCGCTGGGCACAGTGGCGCCGAACTTTGCCAGCGCATCCATGGTCATTCGCGGGACGTGCCGATTCAGGCCCTTATGAAGCATGGAGTACATCCGGACCGTGCCCACGACGGGCTGGCCTGGATCGTTGTCGCGGCGGCGTTCGCCGAGGTGGTGGGTGCGTAGGACGCAGCACTGGAATTGCACGATCTTGTCCGAAAAATACTGTACTTATATCCAGTATAATTCGCCATCAAAGCGGTGCAATTAGGCCCCGATTTTGCCCTTAGGGACGGAACATGGCGGATGTGACGGACTGGCAGCAGCGTGACGAATACTACTGGGCGGGGCCAGGCGGGTGGACCATCTGCCGGGTGTTCGCACAGAACCGCTGGCAATATGAGGTGTGGGCCACGAACGGTACGCGCCACGGCATGGAGCCGTCCCTGGCCGCTGCGATCACGCTCTACGACAAGGTAAAAGGCTGACGCCTATTTCCCCTGACGCGACCGCCGGCCAGTGTCAGCCGGGAAGGGCGCCAGGAACTCCATGTCGCACTCGTCTGCACGACCTCAATTGGCACTGACGCAGGCATACTGCCCGCCTCGCCATGCGGGATCGCGCATGGTTGTGCCAGCGCGTGCGCTAGCCGGATATTCGCACGCCGCCCATTCGACTTTTCCCTTCCCTTTGCTTACGGTTTCTCTTTTTCCGGGCTTAATGGGCCCGGCTGCGCCGACACCGTTTTGATTGAGAAAGGTAATCCAGACAGGGAAATTGCACCGATTTTCGAAGAAATCGGCCAGGCTGTTGCTGCTATCGTCGTAGCTGACGCAATGGTCTGCGGTTCTGTATGTACGCCCGGACGATACAGTCGGGGCGCTTGGTTTTGTGGCGGGGGCGGAGGGTATCGCGCTCTTCGAAGCGTTGGCCGCAGTGACGCCTTTGTCTTGGTAGGCAAGCGCCCCTCGGTTATCGGTCGTGGTCAGGGCGTTCGAGCCGGCATACGTGGGACTTGCAGCTGTGTAGCCAGAACTAGGGGATGCGTAAGCCCCCGCCGTTGCACCAAGCGCCGCCGAGTTGGCAAGTTCGTTCAACGACCCGTCTTCCGCTGCGCTCGCGAAAGCCTCTTTGTGAAATGTCCAAACGGCATCGAGCGTGTCGCAGCCAGACAGCGCCAGGGTAAGAAGTGCCGCGGCGACGAATCGATACGCGGGGTGCCGCTCTTGGGAAGCGAGGGGTACTGCTCGCGAGGCGCTGGCCATAGGATTACTCCGCTGCGGAAGTGCTGGTGGCGGCATTTTTGCGTAGAACTTGATACAAGTCCATACGAAAGTTCACGTATTCCAAAAGGTGGGAATACTCCGCTCGCGAACGTCTCCTGCGCACGACAGCTGCAGCTGTATCTGAGCGGGAAGGGGGACGATGTCAGAAGGCAGGAGCGTCCGTGGAAGGAACCGTGATCGGCTCGATCGCGTTCGGCATCTGGTACTTGGAGTTGCCCACTTCCTGGCGCACCGGGTGCCAGGTGAACGCCGTTTCCGGTAGGCCATGCTCCAGCAGCGCAAGCGCCTGGGCGGTGGGAAACTCCGGATCCATCCGCTGGATGGCCAGGTCGGGCGGCAGCGCCACCGGCCGGCGGTCGTGGACGTCGATCATGCCGCCGGCGGCGTCGTTTGTGACGATGGCAAAGCCGTGCGCGGCATTCTTCTCGGCGCCGGGGCGCCAGTTGCTAAGGGCGGCGAAGTATAGGGGCTCCCCATCGGCCTCGTGGATGAAATACGGTTGCTTCGGCGGCTTGGGCTCGTCGGTCAGCGGCTTCCATTCATACCAGCCATCGGCGGGCACCAGGATCCGGCCGTGCCCCGTCAGCATCTTCCACGGCCACTTGTTGCCGAGGATCTTGTCGAGCCTGGCGCAGTTCATGGGGTACTTTGAACCGCTCGGGCGCCAGGTCCACCACTGCCGATCAACTTCGAAGTCGCCGGCCAGGTGGTGCATGGTCAGCGGCCGCGTGCCTGGCGGGATGTTGTAGCGAGGGCCGGCCGGATCTGCGAAGAGGCGGCGAGGGTTGGGAAAGATGCGCTCGACGTAATCGAGCGGCCCGGACTTCTGGACGATGCGACCGCACATGTTCGCCTCCGATGAAACCCTCGTTCAGGGCAGTCTATGCCAACGCCAATGTTCGCGGCAGTGATAGGATCGCCGCTTTCGTCGTGCACATCTATTTTTTGGGGGGAGAAGTGGATCTCGCGGGTATGAAAGAAGTGTTGGAATTGTCTGGCGAAAGCCGTGTCAATAAGTACCTCGCTTTGGGGTGGAAGCTTCTCGCGATTGCTCCAGTGACAACCGAATCACGCGACAGCCCTGTGCAGGTATTTAAGTACTCGCTGGGTTGGGATGCTGAGGGTCTTCCACTGCATCCTGGTTTGAGAATTGACCACGATAGGGACGACACGCCTCCGCCCCGGTAGAGCACCCCAAGCAGCACAGGGTTCCTCCGTCTGTGTGTCTAAAACTAGTCTTGATGGCTTTATTCTGAACGATGCGACCGCACATGACGCGCTCCTGTGCAATGCCCACGCGAGGAATGCAAGAGCGTACTTTTTGGCGTAGCTTTGTTATTTTTCCGCCACTCTCCCCTAAGGGATTTACCTATGCATCATGGGGGTGTGGCCGGCGTGGGCCTCGGCGGCGGTGGTCTGTGTTGCGGAATTCATGCCCGTGATTGTATCGGGCCGGGGCGGGGTGGGGGAGCGGGCGCCGGAGGCTTTTACGACGGTGCCTGGCGGGTCGGCCTGGCGTGGGGAGCGTCAGGGCAGAAAGGGCAGCAGGACGATGCCATGGACCAGGATGAAGATGCCGAAGAGGCTCATGGGCGGCAGGGGGCGGCTTGCAGGAGGGCGCCGCCTATCATTGCTCGCCTTTCATTCGTCCATTGCGGCTTGAACGGTCTGGGACTTCGGCGATCTCCGGATACCGTCGTCCGTGGGTGGGCTGCCGCGCGGCGGCCTCGATCTGGGCCCAGGTCTGCGCGTCGGTCGGCTCAACGCCCTCAAGCGACAAGGAGATGGCGAGGCTTGGCGCCTGCTGCGTGCAGGAGGAAGCGGTTTTACGCGAATGGACGGTGCTCAT